GCCGTTGCCGCCGTTAAGCGTGCGGGCGGATTGGAACAGAGCGGTGTCGAGCGCCTTCGCCAGCGCGAAGCCAGCGTCGTCGGTGTAGAATTTGCGGAGCGACGGGGACGCTTGGATGGTCACCACGTCTTCAATCAGTCGGCTGTATTCCCAGTGGGCAGTCAGCGAAATCTGCACGTCGTCACCGGATTCGGTGATGGTCGTGACGATCGTGTTGACAGCCTTGGCTGAAGCCGCGCCGCGTGCGGGCACGGGGAGGTTCACCGCGTTGCCCTTCTTGCCCTTGACGTTCAGGCGCCGGACGAGGCCAGCCAGAACCAGGTTCGCCTTTTTCGCGGCGAAGATTTCATCGGACCAAATCTCTGGCACGAAGCCAGCGGTGTCCGCATTGGAGAGAATTACGTTTGAGCCGCCGAACGCCATGTGGGTATTCCTTGAACGGGTTGATGGGGGAAGATCGTGCGGACGCGGATGGCTTTATCGGTTCGGAGAACCGGAGCCCAGCGGTCGGATCGTCTCCCCAGCCCCGCAGGAAAGCGGCTGGAACGGCGCAAACAGGGACTCGGAGGCGCGCGTGCCCTACCCGAGTGATTCGCTCCCTATGAATATAAGATAGGGGTTTTGTGGGGTTTTAGCCCGCAAAATTTCAAAACCCCTTGTGAATCAGACCTTTAGCGTAAAGCGCGTCCGGCCCCTGCACTTCAGGAAGTGCCCAAGCAGCCCGTCGCCGTGGATGGTGCAGCGCACAACGGCCCCCCGTTCGCACAGGAACTGCTCGGCCAGGAGTAGGCCATGAAAGAAAAGCTGGGTCGAGCCGAACTGCCGGCCGTCCACGTCCACGACGCAGGGCGCGGAAGTCGTGCCCCAATGCCGGTCGGCGTGGGTCTGCTCCCCCGCCCGGCCGTATTCGATGCCAAACCAGTGTTGTTCCCGGTGGCCGTTCTGGAACGCCGCCTCGGCCGCCTGCACCCCGGCATCGTAGCGGACCACCCCCGGGCGCTTGAAGTTCTTGCCCATCGCCTGATAGCGCGGGTCCAATGCCTCGTTCTGGTCTATCGCGACGTGGAATAGCTCGGGCGTCACACCGGCCGTCGCCAGCTTGTCCAGATAGGTCGGGTGGATGTGGGTCGAGAGAATGTAACGTACCCCAGGCACCGGCGTCTCCATAAACGTCGCCTTGTGAGCCCGCGGGTCGAGGTCGATATGGGCCGTCGGTGTAATCCCGCGTTCGAGTAGGAAGTCGTGCGCCCGGCTAACGGTGTATATCGTCGGGAAGTCCAGCAGCCGCGGCCACGTCTCTTTCAACGACGGCCCATAGCCGACGATGGCAACCGGGCCTTTCGGCGTGCGATCCACCTTCAGCGGCGGCAGCCCGCGTCCGACGTTCACCGCGCGGTTGACCTGGACATCAGCCAACCCACTCTGGTCTATTCGTGTACCATCCATCGCCAGCATGCGCGCCGGGATGACGACCATCTGCTCGGTCATCGCTTGACCTCCAAGCCGATCAGCGGCGCGATGAACTCGCGCTGCATGCGCTTCCTGTCGCCCTTCAGGTGGACGAAGTAGGCATCGGTCGGGGCGTAAACAGTCGGCGTGTAGTTGTATTCCTTGCACGGAAAGATTTTGATTTTGATTTCGCCTTTCAGCGCAAGGTAGGCATGCGAGAGCCCGAACTGGTAGGCGTACCACGGGTCGAAGTTCTGCGGGATGTTGCAGCTATACTCCATTGCCGCGTCGAGGAAGCGTTGCGCTCCCGGCGTGTCGTGTGCGAACATGACACCGGCGTTGAATGGCATCATTGGCCACTGGTCCTGACAATCGGTGAGCCCGATGTCAAACTCATGCTCAAACGGAACGCAGCGCCGGTTGCAGACAACATCGGTTTCGATTACCACCATCGGTCCCCGGATGGAGCGGCGGAACTTGGAGTAGACCTGCGCCAGCGCCATCGGGACGTTGCGGTCGCTGTCCACCATGACTTCCATGGTGGCAACGTCGCAGTCAGGGTAGGTGTGGCCCATCGCGAGTTTGAACCCGTGGACCAGCATTTCCCAAGCCGGGCGCTGCTGTTCTAGTTTTGGGGTCCAAGAGAAACCCCAGGCAAACGTCATCGGCCCTTGGCGTGGCGAACTGAGGTCTGCGGGCGTGTACGGATCGAAGCCGCCCGGGGCGACTGCGATCCGCTTGTAGCTCGCGTCCTTCAGCAGCGCCGCCGCCTCGGCCGAATATCGGTCGAGGTCAGCGGAGGCCACTATCTGACCCGCCCTTCCTGATACGCCTTGGTGATTTCGTCACCCATCAAGGCGTAGCGGTCGGGGTCCGTCTCCATCATGCGGATGATGTCGGCGCGGCGATAGATTTTCTCGCCAGGTTTGGCTTCGCCCGTGCGCTGCCCGGCGTTGCCGCCGGTCGGAACTCGCGCGGCCTCTTTCCCGGCAGCGCGTTGCGCAGTGGGCTTCGGGGTCGGCGCGGGAGTGCGCGCCGCCTTCAGTTCCTTCCAGGTATTGAAGACTTCGTTGGCGGACTGAAGATCGTAGTGCTTGTGCGCGCGGACCAGCATCTGCTGGCGCAGCGGGGACTTGACGACCCAGGCGCGGAACTCCGGGTCGGCCAAGACCTGCGTGGCGTCGGGATGCGCGGTGTTGAACTGTACTTCGGCTTCGGCGCGCTGGCGTTGGATGTTGCTGGCTGCGGCTTCTCGCGCTGCGCCTTCCAGCGTCTTCAGCGCCGGGTGCTCGGCGATGATCCGGCTAATCGCGTCCTTGGGGTTGGTGAAGAAGTCAACGTCGTCGGGCTCCTTCGCGGGCTCGACTTTCGGAGCAGCAGCGGCGGTGTCGCTGCGGAGCTTCGCCTTGATGTAGTCGTCAGCAGTGCGGCGCAGGTCGCCGAGTTCGCTGCCCTGGCGGCCGATCACGCTCTGCGCTTCTCGGTACATGCGCGCGAGTTCGGCGGGGGTCTTGCCCTTCAGTTCGGCCGGGATGTCGTCGTCCACTGCGGCGGCTGCGGGCTTCGCCGGCTTGACCTTCGGAAGGGCCGGAGTTGCTTCCTCGCCTACGTCGATGTCGGCGACGCCTTCCGGCAGGTCGTCCTTGCCGCTAACGTCGGTGTACGATACTTCGTCGTCTGCAACGACGTGTAGTTCTTCCACGATTTCGCCACTGGTGCTGACTGCCGCTGTTTCCTGCTTCTTCGCCATTTGCCTTGTCCTTCGTTCCTAGGGGGCTGGTTGAGGGTCGAACACTGGCTGCCCTGATGGACCAGTACTCGATTACTACTTGTAGGTTCCGTGATTCGCGATATTCTTGCGCTCTTTCTTCATGTGTGACTCCCGCCGCTGCACCCACTTGTCGGCGGCGCTGGGGAAGTCTCCGCTGATGCCTTCGAGTTGTGCGCGGGGCGCGGCGATCAAGCGTTGCGCCGGACAGCCGCAGGTCGGACAACTTACCGTGCGAACGTCCGGGCTGACCATCGCTTCGTGCCGGTGGCTATGCGAACACTCGAAGTCGAACAGTCTACGCATCGGCTTCGTCCTCCAACAGCACCTGGTAGGCCGCTCTGATAACCGCGGACTGCGCGATCATCAGATTGAGGATGTCAACCTGGCCGCGGCGGAAGTGGAGGTTTTCCATCGTCTCGATACCGTTCAGCCTATCGGCCGCGTCCCGCAGTTTCACCAAATCTTCGAGCAGGTAGCTCCACCCCTTCGTCGCAAACATGTTCTGCAAGGACTCGTAGTAGTCCTGCAAGTTGCGGTCTTTCAAGCCGTCAGCCATCGTCGCCCCTCTCGCTCTCTGGAATTCGGTGGGGTGGGGTCGCCGAAGCGGCCCCTACGCACGGGAGCGAAGCGTGCGTTTTTCCCCGTAATCGTTAGCCCGCCAACACCTGCGCCGCGTTGTCGATGCCCGGGATTGGCGCGGGGCCGACCGGGACGATGACTGGCATCGGCTTTTCGACTTCCACAACTTCCGGCGCGGGGGTCGGCGGCGCGGGCGGGGGCTCGTTCGCCTGGGCGGCGACGATCTGCTTGTCGGCGATGCGCTCGCGGCTGTCGATGCCGTGCTTGGTAACAGCCAATTTAGCCATTTCCATGCGGCGGTCGAATTCCTCGTTTATCTGATCTTCGGGCGTCTTGTAGATTCCCTTCAACGCAATACTCCGCGCTTCGAGTTCTGGGGCGATGGTTTCGCTGCGGGTCTGCGCGTTGAGTAGCCGGGTCTGCGCCTGCGTCTTGGCAATCTCGGCTTGCTTCTTCGCCAACTCAAGCAACGCGTCCTGCCGTTGCAACTCGATGGCCACTGGGTCGGTGATCTGCGTCGGGTCGGTCGGCGGCGCGCTTTCGGTGCGCTGCACGATCGCCAGCTTCTGCTCCAAGGCGGCGATCAACTTGTCGCGGCTCTGCAACCCGCTGTTCTTGACGAGCCCGATCAGAATGAGCAAGTGCTCGGTCGAGTTGGGCTGCAACGCGCTCAGGAGTTGCGTGAGGTTGGCCGTCTCGTACTCACGCTGCATAATGCCCATCGTGGACGAGATATTGAACGTGAGGTTCGCGGGGGTGTAGCGCGGGGAGTCGTACTGCATGTAGCGCCACATGAGTTTCCGCAGCATCGGCCCCAAAAACTTGTCAAGGTAGCGCATAAGGGTGCGCTTGTTGCGCTTAACGATGCCGGACATAGCCATCGACACGGCACCGCTGCGGGCTTCGCCGCCGACGCCGCTCTTGGCCATCGACACGCCATCGACCGAGCCGGTCGCACGCTGCACCATCGCGTCCAGCATCTGCACCTGGGGCGCGGAGTTCTGATCCAGTTCCCCGAACTTAAAAGGCTTGAGAATGGTGGAAGGATCGCCGTTCAGCAGCAGGTTCTTACCGGGATACACGTCGAACTTGAAACCGCGCGGCAGCTTGGAAGCATCCATCGCCATCATCGGCGCGGCACAAAACGCGAGCGCGTCCATGCGGCTGCGAAGCTCGGCATCGAGCATCTTCGCGGAGGTCGCGCCCTTCTCGCAAATCCCGCGGCCCCAAAACCGGCCGGGCACGATGTCCCATTGCGCAGCAACGACCGGGCGGTCCTTCATCATGTCCGGTGTCTCGACCGCTTTCAGCAGCGTAGACTTGTTGGCGATTACAACCCACGCTTCGGTCATCTTGCCGGTCAGCGGGGCAACGTCTTCGTCCTTCGGCGGGAACAGATCGACCGTCTTCTCGGGCGGGAACAGCAGTTCGGTTGGAACCAGGCCGTAGTAGCGCAGGACCGTGACGGTATCCTCGGACCACGGAAGCTCGACTTGAGGGTCGGCTTTGATAGCCGGATCGCCCGGCGTTGATTCGACCGTGGGATCGGGCTTCTTGCGGTAGTCGCCGTTCGCAATGCCTTCTTGGATCAGGTGTGAGCCCACGTCTTCCTCGATTGCGACACCGAGGGCTCCTTGAATCGTGCGCGAGGCCGGGTCGATAATGAAGTTGCGCGGGCTAACGGCGCGCGGCTCGGGGCGTTCGATTTCTTTCTCGATAACGGTCGCACCGCTCGGCTGCCCGGTAGACGGGTCCAGCACAACCTGGATGTCGCGCTCGACACCCTTGACCATGACGATTTCCGCGATGCCGGTTCCGTAAACGCCCGAGAACATGATGACCTCGGAGCAGATGCTGGAAAACTCGGTGCGGTTCAGGTCTTCACGGAAGGTCGCTTCGTTCTGTTCCAGCACCGCGGCTTCGACTGGGTTGTCGCGCGCTTCGGGCCAGAGGTCGAAGAAGTCACCGCGGCCGAATACTGCTTCCTCGATTTCAGCTACCCCGTTCTCGACCGCTTCCGACAGCGCGGGGGACATGATCTTGGAGCGTTCGGTCTTCCGGGTCTTTTCTTCCTCGGAATAGATCGCGCGCCACATGCGCTCGTAGGTATCCCACTGCTGCGAATAGTTGGCGTCGCGATGCGTCTTCCACTTCTCGGTGCGTTCGAGCACCCAGGCTACCAGCTTCTCGTCCGCGGACTTCTTGATGCCGGCCTCGGGGTCAGGCGGTTGAATCGAATCGCGCGGATCGTCGTTCATCACGGCGACGGTATCCGATGCGGTCAGCGGCAGTTGGGCTGTGGCCATAGAATCTCTCTGTTAGAATCCGATGCTGGCGTCTTGCG